GTCGCGCCGGCGGCACGGGCGGCTTCGGCGGCGGCACGGGCGGCATCGGCGGCGGCACAGGCGGCACGAGTTTTCTCGCACGGGTTGTCTCTATAATTTTTAGCTGCTTGTATTGCTTTTTGTGGCCTATCATCGTTAGGGTATACTGCTAACCATTGGTGTATACATAATTCAGCGCAATATATGGCGAGTGATACACTATCCTTTTTAGTCCACTTCCATGCTTTCGTGATTCGCATATATTCGCAAGTCCATTTATCGTTATCCTTGATAATCTTACCTTTGACTTGCACCTCAGCGAATACCTCGCCTTGCACATAATATAGGCTATCCTGAGGCAATTCTGAGGCATTTAAGCCTACGCAAATTTCCGTTGGTGCGGCTACCTTGCGCCACTTACCGATAACCCATTCTGATTGATCTTTGTGTGATACGATTGTACCGTCTCTCATGTCTAGGAATTTATATAGTGTCTTCATTTGCTTTCCTTTCCGTTGCACTTGCAACACTTTGTTTTATAATCTCCATTGATCCTAACATAGACTATCTGTTGTGTTACCTGGCGGCATACCGGACAATGCTTAGTCATATTCTTAATCCTCCTTATATACTACTACTAGACTATGTTATTCTTGCCACGTGTCCACTCTCTGCCGTATGGGTCACATTCTACTTTGTGAAATCCCTCATCGTCTATTAAGTGTGAAGCATACCACTCAGTAATAGCATTATTTGGGATAATCCCCTTATGGCATTTGGGGCAGATTTGGACATTATGATTTAATACCACTTCGCAAGCCCTACACATTTGCATTTTCTTATCTCCTCTCCTATTTAATAACTAGACTATACAACCAGCTTATGTGCCTTGAGTGTTTTGGCTAGTTGTGCCTCAAATTCGGCACGTTCTAAGCGATTCTTTTTATTACCGCCATCTATCCAGTTAAGATGTTTACCTGTTGTGGTTTTCCAGCAATTTTTAGAGACAACGAGTTTACCAGTGTCATTAAATGCGACTACGGTATCATAAGAAAACCATAGCCATAAGTTGCCGATGTGTAATTCCAGTGAATGTGCTCCGTAGTTGTCGCTAGAGTAATCTCCATAGTTGCGCTTTGTGATTTCTAAATTTGTTTTCATGTTTTCCCCCTTCTATTTGATACCTCAATTATAATCATATCCAGCTATGAGTCAATAACAGTTTACGAGTGAATGAAATATTGGTATGGACTATTAAGGGTAATTCTGTCAGTGTCAATCTGTCAAAGCGAGTTAAGGTATAGGGCAGCGTCAATCCGGTAAGGCGGTAATATGGAAGCTTTAACAACACAAGAGGAATACGCCTTAATCAGTAAACTCCCAAGATCACCCTGGACAGTAATATCATACCGGATAGATGATTTAGACACCGACTTAACCTTTGATTATATCTTCACAGTAATACTCAACTAAGGAGAATACAAGGTAAGTATGTTTCAAAGTAAATGTGACGGCAGTGTAACTAAATTAGAAGTGTACAGCAATGGTAACACTAACACAATCCCCGTAAATGTCCCAGTAAAGAAAGGAGACTACTTAGCCATTGATCCCTCCGTATTAACAGTAAACACATACCGTAAACATAAAGGGCACTACATTCCTATTAAGCATAGAGGGGTTAAGGGGTAGCTAGGGGCAGCCTTGCAGCTTTGTGGTACATACTCCCCTACCCCCTCGCTTCCATCCTTAGCTTTGTGTAACCCTAGATCAGCGCACCGGAGCCGTCCAGGTAGCTGTTATGTTGAGCTTTTTTACTGTTTCATAGCTAGTAGTTCTTACATAACCCTTATTGTGCGTGGTTGGAAAGTAAAGTAGCCTGTTACACTTCCAGACCCATAGTAAGATAAGAAAGTAAGTAGTTCCAGAAATCTACTATAAAATACTAAAGGTAAACATAACACCTATGCTATTGACATTATAGACTAGCTATGATAGGATAGCTGTGGAGGTGTATATGTATAAAGATGGAAGCAAGCAGACTGGTGGCAAGACATATAGGCAACACACAACACTAAAGGATGCTATACGGAAGGAAGCTGGCTACAAGTGCGCTATCTGTGGTGAGTACGGAGATCAGGTAGACCACATAATACCCTGGCAGGTTAGCCACGATTCAAGTATAAACAACCTACGTGTCTTGTGTAGGAAGTGCAACCTAGCCACACGTAGACAGCGTAGGGATGCACGATTGGAATTAGGTAGCTACTACGATTCACTCCTATCACAACTGAAGTAAGTTCCCCAAGAAATTTTATCCCCATAACCTCAAGGCTCTTATGTCAAGGGTTCCCACAGAAATTATATCTAAAATAGCTAAGGAGGAGAAGATGCCATACAAAGATGCAGAGCAAGCTAGGGAAGCAAATAGAGAGAAAGCTAGAAGGCATAGGGAGAAGATAAAAGGGGTTACGAAAATAGACAGTAACCCCCGAGAAAGCGTAACCCCCGCCGTAACCCCCAACCCTAATGACGGATGGAAGGATGTAGAAGCCTTCATAAAGCGTGACAGCCCCAGGATGGCTAATCTCGAGCGGTTACAGAGGATAGCGGGGAGTTTGGGTAAGCGGTCGGGGGACGTGTGGTTTGGGGTGAGTGGGTTAACGATGGAAGATATAGGGTCGGTGATAGGAACACAGGAAGGATTATATGCCCGTTCCTGAGTGTGACAAGTGTGGCACTAGATGGTTAGATGGGACAGGGCCAAAAGGCACTTATATTTTAAAAGAGGGCGACAAGTACCTTGTTTTATGTGAGAAATGCGGTAGGGAGTATATATCCAAATGGAAGCCGAATTAGTACCTTTAGAAGATATTAAGCAGGTCAATGAACTCTGGACGTTAGCCTCGGAGAACCAGAAGCGGTTCCTACAAATGAGGGTACGTTGTGAGAACGACAAAGAATGTGCAGACCTTCTGAAGATAGACCCTTCCACCGTCTGCCAGTGGCGTTCTAGGCATGAGTATTTCGGCAGGCTTGAGGCTCTTTATAAAAACCTTCCTACGCAGATAGCCATGATGTATCTCAACGATGCCATGCCTGAGACAGTGGTTAAGCAGATAGAGATTATGCGAACCTCCAAGAACGACCGTACACAGTTGGAAGCCACCAAAGCATTGCAGAAATTGGCGATAGATATAGAGACACTCAAGAAACAGCCCATTAAGAAAGATGATAAGTTCAGTTTAACAGGCAAGAAGTCTTATGAGGAGAGGGTATGAAGCCGACATTAGGTGAAATTTTATTTGGTATATGGCTAGTCTCTTTCGCTGTGTTTATGGTGGTTGGTATGGTGATTTCAGTATGAAGCCATACTTTCAAGATGATGCGGTTACTATCTATCATGGCGATTGCAGAGAGATATTACCCTTGCTTTCAAAGGTAGACTTGGTGCTGACTGACCCGCCGTATGGGATAGGTGAGGCTAATGGTAAGAATAAATCAAGGGGATTAGTAGCACAGCCAAAGGATTTCGGTATAGCATCTTGGGATAATAAACCAATACCACAAGAGTTATTAGACTTAGTGATAAGTAAAGCAACTCACTCTATTGTATTTGGTGGTAACTTCTACTCATTGCCAGCATCTTCTTGTTGGTTTGTATGGGATAAAGACAATGGGGAAACTGATTTTGCGGATGCTGAACTTGCATGGACTAATCTAAAACAGGCTGTAAGGCTCTTTAAATGGCGGTGGAATGGGATGTTGCAAGAGAACATGAAGGATAAGGAATACCGCTATCACCCAACGCAAAAGCCAACCCCTTTAATGGAATGGTGTATTACTAAAGTTCCTAATTCCAATCTAATCCTAGACCCCTTCATGGGGAGTGGTACAACACTCAGGGCAGCAAAGAATCTAGGTAGAAAAGCAATAGGCATTGAGATAGAAGAAAAGTATTGTGAAATAACAGCTAAGAGAATGGCGCAGACAGTAATGGCGTTGGTATGAAGAACATTGAACTTCCGTATGTACCCCATGAGAAACAGCAGATCATCCATGACTCAAAGGCCAAGACGAAGGTCATCTGCGCCGGACGGCGTTTCGGGAAAGACCGTTGCGCCGAGGCTGAGACGTTCTTTAAATACGCAGAATGGGCAGATGAATCAAGACCTGAATATCTCCTCCAACCCAAGTTAAACTTCGCCTACATCGGGCCTACGTTTTCTTCTATAGACAACAACTGGATAGAGTTCAAAGAGTTCCTCAGACCTATCAAAGAAGCGTTTGACGTTAAGGTCACAGAGGACGAGAAACGTATTATCCTACCGTTGCATGACGGGGAATGCCATATAAGGCTCTATTCAGCAGACAAACCCGATTCTATTCTAGGCAGGGGTTTCGACCTATGCGTGATTACCGAGGCAGACTCTATCCCCGACGAAGTGTTTGACAGATCGGTTAGACCTATGCTTCAAAGCCCAGGCCGTAAGGGTTTCCTAATGCTCATCGGAACGCCCAAGAGAGAAGATTCCTATTTCAAGAGGATGTGGGATGCAGGACAGGCTCATATAGCAGACATAGAATCCTGGAAGTTCCCCACAACCGACAATCCTTACATAGACTCCGAAGCAATCATGGCTGAGTTGGCCACCATGCCGGAGCATATCTTTAGGGCTGAGTACCTAGCCGAATGGCAGTCTGACGCTGACGCAGCGTTCCGTAACGTGGACGGATGCATAGGCGGGGTTCTGGAAGCCCCCGTAAAGGACAGGGCTTATGTTATCGGGTTGGACTTGGGCAAAGCCATAGACTACACCGTTGCGGTGGTCATGGACAAGGAACGCCGTAAAGTCGTGGACATGGAACGGTTCTCTAAAATCGACTGGACTATCCAGAAGAACCGTGTCATTGAGTTGGTGGAGAAGTTCAACAACGCTTTGGTCGCCATAGACTCCGCTAACGTGGGGTCGATGTTCTCCGCAGATTTGAAGCAGTCAAAGTTACGGGTTAAGGAAGTCAACCTTCACTCTACGATTGAGAAGGAACGCATCATAAATGGCCTACAGTTGGCCTTAGAGAAGGAAACTGTTAAGATACCCCAAGACACCAAGACAATGCCCCTTATCGCAGAGTTGAAACTTTATAAAAGGATAGCCACCAACAAAGCGGGTAACGTCATGCGGTACGTCTCTCACCGTGCGCCCATAGGGAAGCACGACGACTGCGTTATAGCGTTGGGATTGGCGTTGGATGCTTGCCCCCGTGTAGGCGGGTGGGACAAACCTATTATTTTACGCGCACCAGTAGGTGCGTTTCCCAAATAAAGGAGGAACCTAATGGATAAGACAATAGAAGAACTGGCTTATAAGGATTTTGTAAGGCTTGTACTATTAGATGTGATGGATTTACAGAAACTACTAGAGTGGGGTGTTATCTCTCAACGTCAATATGATGCTAATATTTCTAGGCTACGTGATAAGGTTTTGAATGGACGGTAAGGTTAAAGATGCCCTGAAACGCATTGATTTTGGCAAGGATTGGTGGGGGAAGATAGAACTCACTATACGAGATGGTAAGGTAACACTGGCTGAGGAAAAACAGACAATCAAACTAGACTAACTTAATATCGTATCTAGCAGGGAGAACCGCAGATTCTTTGGTGTAATGCCATTGGTCTGCGGTCTTTTTTTATTTTAAGGCGGTATAGATGGATAAAGACAAACTGATAACACTAGAAGGGCAACTAAAGGATTTCTACAGGAACTTCCACGCTCAATGCGACTTGATTGATACTTATTATAATCTAAAGTTTCCTATCCCTAATATTGAGGGATTCACCGAGTACCGCCCGTCTACCGCTCAGGTGGCGATAGACGATGCCGCCGCACAGATTGATATTTCCAGTTTGCAGGTTCGGGTTCCCTATCGAAGTGAGTCCAAGAAAACAGAAGCTACTAAACTTGAGATGTTCCTGAACGGCTGCTGGTACGCTGTTCTAAGGAACGATGGGACATTGTTAAATAGGAAATCCAAGAGCCTATTCAAGGACGGAGTAGGTATATTTAAGATTTTATGTGATACCGATGCCGAGCCGGTAGACAAAGAGGAAGGTTATCGCTTCGACAAGTTCCCATTCCTTGTCCTCTTGAAGCATCCTACGCACGTTATGGTAGACCCTTCGTATTTCTCTACAGGGAATTTCAGGTATGTCATTGAGTCCTACAAGCGCAAGGCTGGTGATATACGGGAAGCCTATAACTCAGATGAAACAACTGATACTTCTAAAAGATATGCATGGAAATCCGATAAAGACATCAACACTGATGTGGATTGGATAGAATACTGGGACGATACGAACTATATCAAAATTGCAGATAAGGATGTAGTGGAAGAGGGGGAACATGATTATGGCTCTCCTCCTTACGAGATCACCGATGCCGGACTTGGTTACGAAGATAAAGACGGACTCCCCGAATGCCGTTGGCGGTCGCTTCTCCATGCCAGTTTATTCGACCTGACCCTAGAGGCGAGGCTTTTATATCAATGTGAGGCTATCCTAAGAATCAACGCTTGGCCTCAGGACAGATACCAAGTGACTGATACAACTGGCGCAATGGATGAGAAAAGGGCGCAAGAGTGGGTTGCGGGACTCCCAACTTCTCCTATGGCGAAAATAGTTATCCCTGCTGGATTAACCCCCATCGAAGCAAAGGCTGTGGTTATCCCACCTCCGATATTTAATGTTCTAGGAATGGTACAGAGCAAGATAGACTCTGCTACAGTGGCGAAGGTGGCTCGTGGAGAGCGTCCAGAGGGTGCGGCTTCGGGTTACATGACGGCTATCCTCGCAGGTATGGCTAGGATTAAGTTCGGGCCAGCAATGAACTCTTTACAGAGAACCATAGAGCGAATCAATAGACGCTTCCTAAGATTCGTGGAAGTGTACTATCCCGATGAGGGAATAGCTGTTTGGGGTAAATTAGACACAGAACCTTTTGATATTACCCTCAAAGCAAAGGACATCAAAGGATATTACATCAACGAGGTCAACCTTTCCTCTATCGCTCCTGAAGAAGAATCCCGCAGAATGAGCGATGGTATTCAGGTTTATAGCGCAGGGCTTTGTTCTGCTGAGTATGCCAAGAGACACTACCTTATGATGAAAAACCCACAGGCTGACCAAACTCAAATGTTGGTTGAGCAGATAATAAACAGTCCTGAGTTAAAGCAGAAACTTGCTATGTCTTTAATGGGCAGTCCTGAGTTCATGGGGCAGGTAACTTCGGGCTTAGTGGAAGCTGGTATGCCCATGCCGAACTTAGGCAATCAGGGCAACCCTCCCCCTCCGTCACAGTCTGGCCCCACGCCAACTACCGTAATGAACCAGACCCCGATTCAGGCTGGCTCTCCTGAAGAAAACACCTTAGTAGCGAAGCAGAATCAGGGATTGAACCAGAAGCTACTTACAGGGAGAATCTAATGGCTAAAAACACAGTATTCTCAGACGTGATAAAGGGCGTGGCTAGCGCGATGGATTTAGCCGATGCTGGCTTAAAGAAGTACGCCACCCCCGAAAAGACACCTTACGAGAAGCGCAAAGAATGGAACGAAAAGACAGTTGCAGATATACGGCAGATGCCCCCCGATGAAGCAATAAAGCAACTGATGAAGCATAGGAGCAAGTAGATGGCGATAATAACATCTTTTTCACAATTACCCACAAATATAAAAGGTGAACTATTTAACTACTATACACGCAATTTGGATGATTCGTATTTAGAACTTGGTGCTGGTAATCCCTCCTTTATTCGTGATGCCGATAATTGGCTAAAAACTTCCAATGGACAATATTGGCTCTCGCAAAGAGGTTACGCAATGTCAGGTGGGGCAAGTGGTACTACTGGTGGCACAACTGGTGGAACAAGTGGCGGTACAAGTGGTGGGCAAACCTATAACATACCAGACCTTACAGAGGGTACTGAGTACACAGTTAATGGTCAAAAGAGATTCATCGTAAAAGACTATTATGGTCATACCTATGCGGAGACTCCTACCGCTGATGGTAAGGCTGGTAGTGGCAATATTGACTATGTTTATGATAATGGTAGATGGGTTTTAATAAGACTCAAGACTAATGCTTTAACAGGTGAAACCATACCTGGTTCTTATACAGCCGTTAATGAACCCACTCTTACCGGCAAAGTTTGGGATCAGATGTCTGGTTGGGTTGACGATACTTCTACTACTGAAACGGGAACAACTACTGACCCCGAAGCAGATGCAAGGGCAAGGCTTTATAATGCCCAAGCTGACGAAATCCTAGCTACACTTAATAATCCTACTTCCAGCAACGAGGAAAAGAATGCGGCTGCGGTACAACTCTACGGCATCATGGCGAGTATGACTAATAACAACAACTCCAACGCCGTATCACAGTGGGGAAATCAGGCTGGTGCTTTCAATACAGCCTATGGTAATGCCATAGAACAGAATAAATGGCTACAGGATATGTCCACTTCCCCGTTAAACACAGTGGCTTATCTCAACCTTATTCGTGGGCAGAACCCTCCAGATTGGAACATACCGAACTATCAACAGATGCCCGATGCTTTCACTGGATGGCAACAGCAAATACCTGTGAATCAGACAGTAGACCCTGCTACGGTATTGAATCTAATGAAAGAGTTAGGTATAGGCGGGAATCAAAGTGGTGTAGGTTCAAATGCGGCTAATTCACAATGGAACGCTACGGCTAACCAGTACCAGACAAATTATACAGCTCCTGCTGGAACTGAGCAGCCTCCTGCGGGTGGTATTCTACCCAACGGACAGTGGGTTCCTTCTACTTATACGGGTAACGTAATAACTCCACAGAACGCTCCTGCTAATTGGACAGACCCTAACCCACCAGCCTCTGTTACACAAACAGGAGGTACTTGGTATAACGGAACACTTCAACCTGAGGGATGGACACCTCCAAGAACAGCTACTACTGCCGATACAAATAACTTTAATAAGATACTGGCAGACATAGCTAGAATGAAACAACTAGCAGGAAAGTAGGTTAAGATGGTAGTAACTTATTCTCCCGTACAAGATTTACCCAACGGATTCAATACCTATGTCGCTGGCAAAGGTTGGGCGAGGTCTAGCGATCCTGAATTATCTCAGGAACAGTCTCGGCTTGCCAGTAATACTAATCTAATCGCTGGCAGTTCAGGTATGACTGTAAACCAACTGGCAGGGATGCAGGTTGGGCAGACCTATAACAAGAACGGCTACACATGGCAAGTAGTCTCAGACCCCACCGCACCGGGCGGTAAAACAGTAAAGCCAATCGCCACACTCACCAACCCCACAGTAACCCCAACACAAGCCCCTGTGGGTTCTACATTGGACGCTATCCGAAATGCTACCTCTTGGGAATACATAGACGGGATATTGAAGCAAGCGGGGTTCGATCAGGGTAAGATTTGGAACGCTAAATATATCTATGATAATCAGATAACCAACTATCAGAACTCAGGTTTGGACTTTGGCACAGCTATAGCTAAAGCGAATAAAGATGTGTACGATTTACTCTCATCTCAGAGGCTTACCACTACATCAGGTCTTGTTAATCCCACCGCCCCTGCCGCACAGTTGCAAACCTATACCGCACCTGCGACTATGCAGGGAACTACACCAACCTCAACCCCTGCGGTAACACCAGAGTCATTGATAAGTGGGTTAGGTACACAAACCTCTACACCTTTAGAATGGGACACAACGCAGAGCCCTGGGGCAAGCGGTACAATCGTTCCCCCTACTACTTGGGACACTATAAATACCAATCCTGTAGATACTATCTCTGCTAAAGATATAACATGGCGTACTCTCCCCCCTGAGATAAAGACATTCCCATTCTGGAAGGCAGGGGCTTCGACTTCGGGTGCAACGGCTGGCACAGGAACGCCTAGTTACACACTCCCTCAGTTCCAGTATTCCAATGAACTATTCTCTCCTTCTGCTCAATTATGGAATCGTTATAGCCCATCAGAAAGAGAGGCTTACCAGAGCGCAGTAACAGGAACAGGTTTATCTTGGAACGATATGCTTCAAAGTCTACAAAAGAAATGGGGTGCAATGACACCTTCAAGTTCACAAGGAAGGTTTAATTGGACTCCTGCGGGGTATAATCGCTAATGCCAGTAAACTTAAACAATATAAATAGGGGTATAAGCACACAAGCCCCTGTTCAAGAGGAGAACACTAACTGGTTTACCGACGCATTGAACTGGTGGGAACGGAACATAGATGCCCCCGTTTGGCGTGCTGCTAACTGGCTGAATCCTGGTGAACAGACTGGCGAGAAACGCCTACGTGAACTGAACGAGCAGGGTATAGGTGGTACTGCCGCTATGCAACAGGCTATGAACGAGACTACCTCCGGCTGGGGCAAGTTCGGTTATGGCGTGATTAACCCATTTTATTATGTTCCTCTATTTGGATGGGGCGCAAAGGCTGGTAGAGTCATAGGTGGCGTGGCTAAAGGTGCTATGGTGGGTGGTAAAGCGGCGCAGGCGGCCACAGGACTGTCTCGACTCTCTCCCACGTTGGGTAGTGCTGTGGTGAAGGGTACGGCGTTGCCTTATGCTGGCGAACAGTTATTGGGTAAGGCTATCGGTAAGACCGTCAGTGCTGTTGCCCTCAAAAACCCTATCTCTTATGCTATTGGCAAGGGTGTTGCCAAGTGGACTGCGGGAGATAAAGAACTTTATAACTCCATGCTTAAAAAGGCTGGTGCTAATTATGCCATTACCCATGAGATAAGTGAAGATATGGGGCATGAGGTTATCAAGCGATTCGTTAAACCATCTACTACTTTATTGGCTTTCAGACGTAAAGTGGCTGGACTTCCTGTAATAGGAAGGCCATCAAAGTTCATTGAGAACATCAACGACACTCGTACATTAGTGCAAGATGATTTAATGATGGATATAATGGCCGAGAACGCCATAGCCAATATCCGTAGTAAGAACACAGTAAATATCTTCAATAGACTCAATCATTTGGGTGATGCCAAGAAGGTGTGGGGGCTGACTGACGTTCTTACAAATAAAGTTGCTGCTATGGAGAATGCCTTAGCTAGGAACGTGACACTTGCACCAGAGGCAGATATAGCCAAAACATCCCGTTTCATAGGTGATGTTTTAGAGGATTGGACTAATACTTCCAAGTACGTCTTAACCGATCAACAGAAGGCATGGGCGCAGGAGTTCACTAATATCATCAGTGAAGCCAAGGACAGGGCTATTAAGAACGGCCTAGACCTAGAGAAGTACGGTGACGACTTCTGGTACTTCCGTCATGGGTTAGGCAAGGTAGACTACAACACGGGAGAAGTATCGTACTTCGGTAGGTCAGCAAAGCCAGGTGGCCCTCGTGTCCATGATACGATGATGCAAGCTGTCTATGGGCCAGAAGGTAAGGGTGGTCTAGGGTTTGAAGGTGGGCAGATATATAACTGGAACCCCATAGACTCAGCGCAGCACGTAGACGCTTGGGTGAACAAGAACATACTAGAAGAAAACCTAAAGAAGTACGTCAAGCCTTATGGTGATACTTACTCTCAAGCGGCAATGAAACGCATGGATGGGGTTTACAAACAAACCATCCAGCAAACCAACCGTTTACGCAACCTTAATAATAAACTAACTCGTATCTTTGTGGGATCAGGAACAGAGAAGCAAACTTATAATTCATCACAGTTATATGATAGAGCAAAGTTAGCATTAAACGAAGATGATATTGCCATCATAAAGGAACTTGGTGGGGATGATTTAACTAAGGCACTTGGTTTATCAGATGAGGCTGGTTCTATAACATTCGATGAAACAGTAGCATCATTAAACAAAGCGAAGGTAGAAATCTTAGACCAATACAAGAAGCAAGTAGAAGCATTAAGGGAACTAACACCCAAGTATCGTAATTACGTCAATGAATATAAGTCAGGGTACTTTAATCCCACAACACAGAACATCATCAAGAGTCCCATGTTTGGGGGCAGGGTGTTCCCTAAGCAAGTTGCGGAGTCCTACCGCATGGGCATGGGCTTACCTGGTAAACGTGCTGAGTCTTGGATGGGTACGATTCAGAAGTCAGCTAATGCATCAAAGGTTCTAAGGACATTGATTGCATCAATGGACTTCTCGGCTCCGTTCATTCAGGGCTTACCTGCTTTCGGTAGCAACCCTATGGCTTGGGCAAAGACCACACTCCGTCATTATAGATGGTTCTTCGACAAAGGGAACTTCTCTGATTGGATGATGCAACCCAAGAACGTAGCAGCGTGGAACGAAGCCAAGAACTCTGGCTTACAACTAGGTACATTTGAATATTACGCTGGCGAGAAGGCTATCGAACAGCTAGGTTCAAAAGTTCCCATTATAGGTAAGCAAGTTAGGGAAGCAGCTAGGCAGACACTAGGACGTGGTGAGGTTGCCTTTAGTGCCTTTGGTGATGCTCAACGGCTAGAACTATGGAAGTCCATGAGTTATCGTGCCACTACGGACGCACAGAAGGCAGAACTTGCACAAGCTATAAACAAGATGACGGGGTTCACGGAAGTAGTGACTTCCAACGCCGAGTCGTTATTGGAACAGGCTCTAATCTTCGCTCCCCGATACACAAGAGCAGGGTTTCAATTAGTAGGAGACATCTTTGCTGGTGGACTGAAGGGTGAACTTGCCCGTGAATCTCTCGGTCACATGATGGCTGGCGGGGCGATTTGGTATATGCAGATTTGCAAGGCATTGGGTGTGGAACCTAACCTAGACCCAACTTCCAGTAAATTCCTCTCAGTAAAGATAGGCGACCAATGGATAGGCATTGGTGGGTTTATGACTTCATTGGTACGATTTGGTGGGAACCTCTATGCTTACGAAGAAAAGGCAAGAACGGGCGAAGGTTCAATAACACAACGTCTAGGATTTGCTCAACAGGAAGGTGAAACTCAGCAGGAATATCTCACTCGCCTTCGTATAGATAACCCTTTCCTGAAATTTATGTACTCAAAGTCTGCTCCTTTTGTTGGTGCGGCTGCGGAAGCAGGTACGGGGTTTGATTACTTTGGTAAAGAGATAGAAGGTATAGAAGGTTGGGCTAAGTGGGCATCTGATAAGTTAATCCCTATGGCATTTCAGCCTCTCACACAGGGAGATACGGCACCACTAGGACTAGCAGCTCAGATTGCTGGCTTACGTGAGTTCCCCGTAAGTGCCAAAGAGAAGTTCTATGACGAGATAGCCAAACTCACAGGCGTACAGTGGAAGAACCTAGACAAGATGCAACGCAGATCGCTTTTACTTGAGCATCCTGAACTGGACGAGATGCAGTCTGAGGCGAACAAGGCTTTCGCCATAGGCGTGTCCGGCAGAATAAACCAAGAATGGACTGACCAAAGCGACAGGATAGAAGCACAGTATGACACGAAACTACAGAACATCGCCGCAACCTACGAAGCTGGCGGGTACTCTGCAAAGCAATTCAGGGACGCGGTAGGCGAGGCAGGGGCAAACCGCAGGGCGGCGTATGACCTGATGAAGAACGACTCAAAGTTCGCTGGCATCTATGCGGCATTCGATGACCCTGGTAGAGTGAATGCGGATAATGTGTTCGATGTGGCTCTGTTTAATTTTAGACAGATGATGTGGGACAATCCCGACCTGTACGACAAGAATGGAAACTTCCTCTACTCGGAATACGATAAAAATAAGAATGACTTTATCGGCACGTGGGGGCAAGGAACCTACGACCAGATTCAGCAGTACGTTGAGTTAGGACGCATGGGTGAACCCGAAGCGATAGCAGACCTTCACAAGGCACAACAAACCATGTCCCCATACTTCGGGATAAAAGACCATCTCTTAGCACAGGCTGGACTAACTGGAACTTATGAAGCCTACAACACTTGGGTCAACCAACATCCACTGTCTGAAACCAAAGACCAGAATTATCTAAAGGATATGCTCGGACTAACCCCTGTTTTGGAACAGATTAGCAATTATCAGAAACAGATACGGGAAAGCAACGGCGGGCAGAATCCTTATAACTATTATTACATGAAATACTATAGCTAAGACGTATCAATGTTGAGGCACAGAGGGCATTGCCGTATCGGGATGCCCTTTTCTATTGGGAATGAGCCGAAGGGCATAAAACTTATGGAGGCTTTTGTGGACACTGAGAAAGATGGTGCTGTTCAAGGTGACAGTATCGAAAAGACTGACGGAGTTCCAGAGGTAGAGAAGGTTGTTGAAGTGACAACCAAACCTACCGCAGAGGACGAGGTTAAGAAGTGGGAACCATTTACCAAACTTATCTCAGAGAGGGAGAAAGCGGCAGAGGAAAAGGCTGCCAAGCACTTCCAGAGTGTGAAGGACAAAGAAGTTGCCACAGAGAAAAGGGCTAGGTTGGAAGCTGAACGACAATCTCGTTTAGCGCAGGCTCATGTTGAGGCACAGAGGGAGTTGCTTCTAGCAGGCTTAACCGATCCACAAGAAAGGGCTGAGGCTGAGAGAAGGTACAACGCCAAAGTTGCCGAGAAAACTAACGAGATGAACAAGCCTACCCCTGAGCAAATTGCAGAGTTTAATCGGATGCAGGTAGTGGCAGAGGAAGCCAAGTACAAGTTACGCAAACTGCGTGATGACTACGATATTGATATTGACGTGTTCAATCTCAAGACTTCCAACAAAGAACTAGACCTATCTACACCCGATACTGCCAATGATTCTGCTGATGCTCTTATAAAGAAGTTGCGGAATAAACCTGTCGCAGAACCGAAGGCTGAAGAAGCCAAGAAAGAACCCAAGAAAGCCCCCAAAGTGGACGAGGGTGGTTCTCGTTCCAGTGGCAAGCGCGAATATACCGTTGCGGAAATAGACGCAATGAGTATAGACGAATACACAAAGGTAAAGAAAGACATTGATTTAGCCCGGAAAGAAGGGCGAATCAAATAAACGGAGGTTTAAATGGCTATCTCAGCAAGAATACCATCTACACTTGATAGTTACAAATTTATACCAGAGATTTTTTCCAAGAATGTCCTGGTAGCTGTTAAGAGTAAAATCGTTATCGCTCCTTTTGTAAATAGTTCTTATGAGAAAGAACTAAAAATGGGCGATACCCTCTACATTCCCAAGACCAATACCGTTTCCGCAACTGAGGTAACGGTTGGTACTGAGGGAGCACCCAGTAACGCGCTGAATACCTCTCATGTAACACTGAGTATTGACCAGTGGTGGGAAGCTTTGGCATACGTTGATACGATGTCCAAAAAGCAATCCCAGGCTGATATTCAGGGTAAGTCTGAGGATGAGTGCGCCTATGCAATCCGTAAAAAGATTGATACCACAGTTGGCGCATTGTTCTCCACCCTCAACTCGGCTTCGATAGCTGGTACGGACGGTTCGGCATGGACTGATCCTATCCTTATCGCTGCTGTTGAAGCACTGGATGAGGCGGATATTCCTGATGAGGGGCGCGCATGGTTTGGCGATCCTTCTACCAAAGCGGATATACAGGGCATTGATAAGTTCGTTAAGGTTGACTATGGATATGGCACAGAGATTCCTAGTGGACTGTTCCGTAAGGATGTCTATGGTTCTCCTGTGATTATATCCAACAACCTGACAGCTTATTCAACAGGTTCCTACGGATGCTACCTACACAAGGACGCTATCGCTCTGGCTATCACTGAGGACTTAAAAACTCAGATTGTTGAACAGCCCCTGAAACACCAGATAGTAATTCAGTGCGAATCCCTATGGGGTACGGCTGTAATTCAAAACGCGTTTGGTTATCCGATATATACCCGTAAAGCGTAGGAGTGAGTATGCCGATTTATGAGATGGAATGTCCAAAGTGCCACAACCATATAGAGAAGTTGTTACCAATAGATACAACTTTAGACTGTTGTGGAGAACCAATGAAGAAACTCCCCTCGTTTCCTATGGTGAAATATAAGGGTGAAGGAGGTTATCCGTCTCGTAAGAAGCAGGTATATAACACTACAAACAGGATTCATCCGCAATTAAAGCCGGATGCAAATAAGAAGGTTTTTGGAGGCATCAAATGAGTAACGCACCTACGTATAGGTTTGGCGATGTGCCTCTGATTCGTACTGTTGTTCGCAGCGCAACTACCGATACTGCGATTACTGTAACACCGGACGATTCAGGGACAATGTTCGTCAGTTTAAGCACAACTGGAAACGTTACATATACCCTCCCTACCGTAACAAATATGGCAGGAAAGACGTTTATATTCTTCAATGGATGTACGTCTTACGCAATCGTGGTCACTGGTGGAACGGCAGCTAAGATGATGGCTGATGACCAGACCGCCTACGACTATGTAACCTCTGCGGCTGAAGTAGGTGAGTGGTGTATCGTAACTTGTGATGGTACTAACTATTATGTACTAGCGGGTCATGGGACTTGGACAGCATCAACGTAAAGGAGAAATAAATGAGCAATGCACCTACGGTTTTGTTTGGTTCCGTCCCATTGTTCCGTACAGTAGTAAGAAGTGCAACATCCGACACCGCCACCACCGTAACTCCCGATGATTCGGGAAGTCTGTTTGTATCATTAGCAACCGCAACGCACACCTATACCCTTCCCACTGTGTCTAATAGTGCGGGCAAGGTATTCACGTTCTTTGCGGGTGATGGTACAGCAACAATAGTGGTTACAGGTGGTTCCACCGATGTGATGATGGGTGGCGATAATGCCGCCGCCGACACAGAGACAGAAACGAATCACGTGGTAGGCGATTGGGGCATGATTATCGGAGACGGTACTTACTACTACTTCTTGGAAGGTCTAGCACACTCTGGGGCGTGGACTGCAAGTGGTTAAGGCTTTAGGAGCTGTGCCTTTAAACTAGCTCAGGAGGTAAAACGTGCAACAAGTAGAGGTCTATCGAAAATTAAACTTTCACAAACTAGGTAGTCCAACCATAGCGGCTTCAATCGAATGTACTGGTTCGGGGCCACTTGTAAACTTTGGTGGGGATTACCACAACAGTTCCACATACGAGTCCTCAGCCTACATAATTGACGGGTACTGCACAGGACTGGACGAGAAATACGTCTCTGGTTCCTCTCTGCGTTATTGGGGCGGTGACTTCAATGTGGACACTGGTTCAACCGATCTAACGGGTGATACCTATGCTGGCGGCCTTCGTGGTCGTCTGGTGATAGGTACAACCCAGTCTAACGCTTCCTTAAATGGTGTCTTAGGAGTCGTTGATGTAGGAGCTTCAAAGAATATTCAGGGCAACGTCTTTGGCGTAGACGCTGTGTTGGATTTCTATGGGGCTTGTACGGCTGGCTCCGGCGCAGCGTTCCATGCGGGCGCAATCAGAGGCACGATTTGGAACGAAGGAACGACAACGGTGGGCGGTGGCGGCATACTGGCAGGCTTGAACCTGTACCAGTGTAGCGGTGCGCCAACGCTAGGTAGTGGGGCTAAAAACCCTGCTATCTATATCCGTTCTGGTACTACAGCGCAGGCTTGGCAATACGGTATCTATATCGTTAATACCGATGTCAAGCGGGCGTTGCAGGTAGGTACAGCTTCTGAAACAGGTGCTTCAATTATAGATGGCTCCGGCATCAACCTTGCAAAAGAATACGGTGCTAGTTCATCTAACAGACAGATGGGTATCGAAGTCAATGCTGACACTGGTTCTACTGACCTTACAGGAGATACTTACCAAGCTGCTATAAGAGGACGCACAGTAATTGGAACTACTCAGTCAAATGCTTCTCTTTGTGGCATTATCGGTCAGGTAGATGTAGGCATAAGCAAGAACATACAAGGAAACGTCTTTGGCGTAGATGCTACTTTGGACTTCTATGGAGCGTCTACCGCAGGTTCAGGGGCGGCATTCCACGCAGGGCCATTCCGAGGTACTCTATGGAATGAGGGTACTACTACTGTTGGCGCAGGTGGCGTTCTTGCTGGTATCAACTTGTACCAGGTAAGTGGTAAACCTACTCTTGGTTCGGGTGCTGTAAACCCTGCTGTTTACATACGGTCAGGTGCTAGTTGTGAATGGCAGTGGGGTCTGTATGCCGTAAGCGGTTCATGCACGTATGGTATCTATATGAACTGCGCTTCCTTAAATGCTACTGCTGGTAGATTGGGGCAATTCTATGGTTCCATAGCCACTCCTAATCTCGGTGATGGCTACGGTGCTTTTGAAATCGACCTTACCACTACGGGTAGTTACGCAGGATTTACGGCTGCCCTATCGTCTTGGGTAAACATTACGGGTACAGGTGCAGTTGGGGCCAATACGGTATGCGCTCAGACAAACGGTGTCTACGCTGATTCTGGTGCTAATACAGGTTCAACAGTAATCTTCGGCATGAGAATGTCTGGGTTATTGACTGACGCACCTACGGTATTTGCACCGTTCTCACTGAACACTTCCAACAGGGCAATCACGGCTCTGTTCCAAATAGCGTCTAGTGCTGCCATTGGTGCAGTGAACGCTACTATTAGCACAGCTACGGCGGCTACGGGGTACGTGCCTCTGTTCTGTGATGCGGATGGTTCGGATGTAAGATACGTTCACTATTACGCTTCAACTTCCTAGACAATTAAATAGAGGGCTTCTTAGGGGTTCTGAGCCTCGAATCAGAACCCCATTTTAATTTAAGAAGGAGTATAGGTATTTTTATGAAGTTCAAAAATAGTGACATTTATATGGCTATGACTGGCAAGGAGTCCCCATTCGCAAAGTTAATAGATCAGAAGTTTCCTGTAAAGACTTCTTATGCAATAGCTAAAATGGTGGGAAGATTGATGACCAGTTTAAA